CCGAGTTCAACACTGCATAGACTTGGCTGAAGAGACTGCTAAACGTGGTATCAGTGCCGCTACGCTGGTTGGTAAGATGACCAAGAAGCAACGTGCAGAAGTTCTTAGACTCGCAGACGATAGAGAGATAAGTGCATTGTTCGCAACGACTGTAGCCGATGAGGGACTTGATCTACCTGGTCTGGATACGTTGATGCTTACTACTCCTACCAAGTCTATGGGTAGGATCCAACAACGGATTGGTAGAATCATGCGACGTGCAGATAACAAAAAACAGCCGCTGGTAATCGACTTGGTAGACGCTGCTAAGGCTTTGTTTTTTATGCACAAGAAGCGTTCACTTTTCTACGAACAAGTTGGATGTACTGTACAGAAGGTGGGTACTGGGGCGATTTTATGACGTGCCCCAAATGCTTAAAAAAAACCAAGGTACTGGCGACAAGAACGCCACAGAAACCTGGAAAGGGATCTGAAGTAAACAAAGGTAACGAGTTGGTCGGTTGGTACACGCCTGATTTTGTAGTGCGAAAACGACAATGTATATCTTGTCACTACAGCTTTCATACAATCGAACTGTCTTTTGATGACGTGTCATCAATCATTCAAGAATCTTCTGATGGGCATGCGCCTGTTGAGATGCATTCTCATATAAACAAAACAAAGGAGCGATCATGAATAAGGTGATCATCAGTGGTAACCTTGGGCAGAAGCCTGAGATTCGAAAAGCAAACAGCGGTAACTCAGTAGGCAATTTCAGTATTGCTACAAACCAGAGAGTCAAGAAGGGTGACGAATGGGTCGATCAAACTGATTGGCATCGTATCGTAGTGTTTGGAAAGACCGCTGAAAACTGTGAACGGTTCTTGGACAAGGGCTCCAAGGTTATTGTAGAAGGTCGATTGCAGAACCGATCATACGAGGACAAACAAGGCAACCAGCGCAAGACTACAGAGATTGTTGCAAGCAACGTAGAGTTTATGAATAAGATCGAAAACGGTGCTGGTGAATCACAGTCACGTCCAGCTCAGCCGTCTAACAACTCTTATCGTGACGAAGAGATACCTTTTTAGAAACCAAATGGGGTGAGGCGCCACAGGCAGGCGCACCGGGTTGTTACCCCGGATGTTGTTGGTTCGAGTCCAACCGCCCCAGTTTTTTATGGAGATACAATGCCACTGTATGTCTACAAATGCGAAGTATGCCAAGCAAAGGTAGAGATTCTGCAGCCATTTGGTGAGCCTTGCCCACATTGCACGACATGCAAGCTGGATGATGGAACATCTGTTCCAATGAAAAAACAGATTGCCTTGACCAGTTTCTCGTTGAAAGGAGATGGTTGGGCCAAAGACAACTACGGCCTAAAAAAATCTTAATTGCTTGTTTCATGTCGGACCTTGTGTGGTCGATCAGTACTCATTGGTGAAGGAACAAGAAAACGTCGTGTCGGACCTAAAGTCACCACTCCGTATTCCTTCATGAAGCGATACTGCTTCGACCACTACAACAAGAGAAAACATTATGGCTAACGCCACACAAAAACAAAAAGAAAACCGTACATTAAACATTGAAAACTTGACCGATTACTTATGGAAACAGGTACGCAGCAAAAACAAAAACATGCTGGTTTTAGAGCCTGGTCACGAGTTTGGAACAAACTTTATGAACGTTCGAGTGTACTTCACTAAAGATTGGAATGGTCCTGAAGAACCAAAACAAATCGATGAAACAGTTGTGTTTGAAGATGGCAACTTTGAGTTGTCGATGCTTTCACTGGTTCTTTTGGTATCACAATTGGGCTACGAGCACGACGCTTTGATGTGTTCTACTCTAAACGATCTCGAATCTCCATTCGTTTCAGAAAATGGTTTTGATACATTGTTGCTGCCAAGAATCGTAGATTTTTCGCAAACTGACCCGAAAGAACATTTCATGACCTTGGCTTCATTAATGACCGCAATCAAGGTTCTGAGTGATCCGAGCTACGATAGTTCGAATTTTGATTTGAAAACATTTCTTCAACGACCAACTGTTGGAGAAGTGTAATGGAAGACAATAAAAAACCATACGTTCATCCAATTTCACCAAGCCTTCGAGAAGTGATGGAAGGTTTATCCGATGATGCCAATGACGTTTTGATTCGCATACTAAACGAAGTTGGTGGCCAAATCGTAGAAAAACAAAAACGAACACTAAATAACAACCAACCGAGTGACGCCGAGGACGCTCCGCAACACTCACAGGAGGTGACCACATGGTCTAAGTCATAGTGCCGGTAAGGGGGGAGGGGCCTGGTTTACTCCCCCACTCAGTACTATCTCAGCGCATCTATCTTGAGCTTGAGGATTTCGTTCTCTCGCTTGACGTAGTCAACTTCTACTTTCAATCCAGCAATGTCAGTCATCAAGTCGATGATTTGCTGCAGATGCTCGTCCCGTTCGATCTCCAACTTCTCTACACGTTTGATCAGATCATCACGGTACAGCGTTTGCTCAGCCTTTTCCTCGACTTGTTTTTCTCGTTTTTGCTTGAGAATAAACTCATAAAACTTAAACGCGCCCGCACTGAACACACCTGTAACAGCGGCGACGATTGCAGCAGTAGTGGTCGGCTTATCCACGGAGATCCTTGTGCATTACTTCCACACGCATTTTAACGTATATCCAAACCCACAGGCTAAAGTAGACGCCCGTAACCACAAGGCTGCGCCCAACTTCTCCAGCGGCAAAGTCTGGATCGTCAAAAACCTTCACGATAAACCGGGTCGTAGAGAAAATGTACAGCAGCAGGTAGACGCCGACAAACCTGGAACAAGAACGAACGTTGGGTAAGCTGAACAGCATGCCCAGGGCCACAACAAAGTACAGGCAGTATTGGAAGTAGGCCCATTCCATTCCGTTGTCCAGGGCCTCTCCGTAGCTCATCCAAAGAACACGATTGTTGGCGAGGTCAGCGATGTTCCAAAAAAGCAACAGGGGTCCATAGTCATGGTAGACAAGGATATCCCTGTAGGACTTGAAGAAATTTCGCATAAATGTAAGCTGCGGTTACTGTGCAACCATGCCCATTCTTACAACAACTCTGTTTCCTGGACGAGTAAGTGTGTTTGAATTACTTCCTACACCTGGCTGCTGAGATGCGTACATCATGATTCCGTTAGGAAATGAAACCGGATCAGTCATGTAGGTGTAGCACACAGTTCCGGCAGGGCAGTAAAACTGATAATAGTGTTGCGTCGACGTGGTAACACCTGTGTTTGCTGCAAAAAGCTTGACGTATACTGCCTGCGCACCTTGGTTGTTAGATATTTCAATGTAATAAAGATTTTGTGCTGTTTCTGCAGCAGTTTGGACCGTCAATCCAACATTATTATCGACAACCATCGTTGTAATTAATGGTGTTGTCGCAGTTTTAGTTCGTACAGTCATAAAAACCTCAAGAGCAAAGGATGACTACTTTAGTAGTACCAGGTGCAGTGGTATCGGAAGTTGCTAATTCTCTAGAAGTGTAGAAAGAAAGAACAGTAAAAGGCAGACCAGCCGGAAATTCATAACGCTCAGTAGTGTTGCTTCCGCAAACCAACAAAAGATCTGGCTCTGTTGTTCCAACTGTAGGTGTGGTAGCACTGCTTAAAAAGAACTTTGTAAATCCACCGTTTGAGTTGTCGGTGTTTGTAAGTGTAATGCAGTAAATTCTACCCGAACCACCGGTTGCGTTTTCAACCAATGTAGTTCCAGAAGATGTTTCCTGAACAATCTTATAGGATGAAGTTGCTCCATTTTCAAAACCATGAACATTCAACGCCATGTTGTCTCCAAAAAATATTCAGATGTATCCTAACAGATTTTATATCATTCAGTGTTTCAGCGCACCCACTAAATATAGTTTCTTTTTTTGACAACAACCACATCGTTTACTAATGTAGCAACACCAAAGGGAGGCAACATATGACCACAGATAACGACTTTGTAATCGATACAAATCCAGCTTTACAGGCGCTGGTTAATTCAGTCGCTGATACATATCGTGAAGCAGGACGAGTCTTGGGTGTTTCGCACACGCACATCTGGCATTCTCTCAATGGAAAAAGAAAGCCGATTACAGTCAACTTGTTGGTGAAATACGCTCAACGCGCCAGGGCAAAGACCGGTGTTGCTATGAGTTTTTGGATCACGGAAGAAGGCAGGCTGAAGTACAAGCTTCACAACAGTGATTGACCGTCACTGATAAAGTTAACCTTTCCCTCTTCCCCCCAAAAAATTCACAGAGATGGAGCTAAACGTGTGGTTGCGTGCAGCGGAGTCAATAGCAGTATCAGAAATAGCAAGTAGATTAGGATTACAGGTCAGGCAAAACAATTCCCTTGCACCATGCCCAGCCTGCCACGCAGTCAAAAGAGGATCCACAGACAAGAGAGGTCCAATTGGATTGCGTAGTGACAATAAAGGTTGGAAATGCCACAGATGTAATTCTGGTGGTTCTGGAATTGATCTCGTATCTTTCGTCTTGAACGGTCAACGTTTTTCCGAATCAGACACGTTTGGAAAGAATAAAGTTCAGGCTTGGTTTGATATAAAGCAAGAAGAAGATCCTTCTATTATGAAAAAGCCTCAACCGATACGAGGCAAAAGACCTCCTAAGAAGGAAGTCCACAGCTTGTGGGCTGCATCAAAAAAACTAAATCAACTGGAAAAAAGCGATCAAGCTCTTGTTTTTCTTCGAAGCAGAAACTTAGATTTGCAGTCCGTATCTAAATCTGGAGTAGTCAGGATTACTCCCGATAGAATGCAATACCAATGGCCAGACTGGTGGCCAGCAGGTCGTAGTGCTCTATGGAGATTGATTGTGCCAGCATTCAATACAGATGGTGAGTTTGTCAGTCTCCACACAAGGGCAGTGGACGTTCCAAAATCAGGACCAAAAACCTTGTGGCCAAAAGGTTTTGAAGCCAAAAGCTTGTTTATGCCCAACAGATACGCAGTTAAAATGATTCGTAAAGTAGACACACCAATCGATGGCCTCTTATTCGTCGAAGGGATTACCGACTTTATTAAATGTTCAGCCGAAGTTGAAAGCCAAGACTTAAAGTTAGCGGTGCTTGGGGGTACTTCTGGATCATTTGGAGCCGTTTCACAACTAAATATTCCCAAGGATCTGAAGATTTACATCGGAACCGACCCCGATGAAAAAGGTGAAGAATATGCACAAACAATCCGTTTGCAGTTGAATGGAAGAATGACATATAGGATTCCTCTTGATAGTTTTGGAGGGTCGTCTGATGTTTGATATTGATTCTGTTTTGGACGGTAAAAAAGGCTCGCCAAGGCTTTCAGACCTCCTAAAAGCTGCCGAAGATGCGTATGAAAAAGGTGAACAAAGAGGTATTGATTCGAGCGTAGTAAGTCATCTTGAAACGCAAACTGGTCGAGATGGTGTCGAAAAAATAAAACCGACCGTACCAAATCTCTTGTCTATTATGGAAAACGACAAGCGTTGGAAGAAAAAGATTTGGTTGAATGAGTTTAGCAACGCCATCTACATGAATGATGACCCACTTAAAGACACCGACTACACACGAATAAAGCGTTGGATGCACAGACATTACAACACTCACTTCACTACAGACTCGATTGTTGAAGCGACCAACTACATTGCTGAGTCGAACGGTAGAAATCCACTTACCGAATGGCTTAATAAAAATGTGTGGGATGGCGTACCAAGGGCAGACGAATGGCTGATTCGAGGATGTGGTGCAGAAGATAACGAGTTGAATCGCGAGATTGGGCGTAGATGGCTCATACAGTGCGTTGCAAGAGCGATGAACCCCGGTTGTAAGGCAGACTGTGTACTCATCCTTGTGGGGCCACAGGGAGCAAAGAAAAGCACAACGTTTCGTACACTGGCGACACAAGAGTATTTCTGTGACACGCCAATGGATATTGGATCAAGTAACGCCTACATGCAGATCCATCGGGCTTGGATCTATGAGGTAGCAGAGCTTGATTCTATTAGACGTGCTCGAAACAGCAGCACAAAAGCATTCTTGTCCGCACAAGAGGATACTTTTCGATTGCCGTACGCTCGACAGACCGTAACTCTGCAAAGACATACAGTGTTTTGCGGTACTACAAATAAAGCTGAGTTCATCACCGATGAAACAGGATCACGTCGATACTGGCCAATCCAAGTCGGTAAAATGGATCTGAACTGGACTGAAAAGAACCGTGAGCAACTGTGGGCAGAAGCTGCAGTTGCGTACAAGAACGGTGAGAAGTGGTATCTCGAACAAGAATCACAGGAAGTCTTGGATACACAATCATCTGACTTCCGACAGTTTGACCCATGGCATGAAGTAATTGAACGATTCATTAGCGGAAACGGACTGAATTGCTCGACTACTGAAATCATGGAGCGTGGATTGAAGCTCGAAAAGTATCAAATGACACGGTCATCAGAAATGCGTGTTGGCGATATTATGCGTCAGCTTGGATACGAAAGAGCAAGAAGAAGAATTTACGGAGATCGTAAATACGTTTGGGTCGAAAGTAAGACAGACAACGTGATTAATATCGACAAACCAAAAGCTGTAGTAGAAAATGTAGATGTGGAGTTCTGATGGAGAACGTGGTTCCAAACGATGTCCAAGAGAGGATCGATACCTTTCTTACGGAAGAAGATAAAAACAGAATATTATCGAACAATCGTATGAATAAGGTTCGAGTATTCCCAGGTAACGAGATGTTTCACCTGTACTCCGAAGCCAACCGTGCAAAAGAGTTTTTGGAAAACGGGCACTACATCAATGTGCTTGGTTTTGGTATCGACCATCTTATGGGCAGGAAGGTTTTTACTGATTGGTCTGACATGATCAATCTGCCAAACGTAGAAGAGCGAACCAAAAACCTTTTGGTAGACTGCATCGATGACGGCAGAATCGTCGATTCGTTACGCATAGATAAAATCTACGCATGGATTAAAATCACGCCACACTTAGCAATGACGATTACAGAATCTATCCGTGATCAACTTCGTAAAAGTGTGGATATCTTGTGGGCAAGTTGTGTCATCGACAACAAAGCATTCAGTATTCACAACCATGAAACTGCACAGAAAATGATGAAAGACATTATCGATCATTGGTCGCAAACAGTTACAATTCCACACAGAGGTATCGGAGTACGAAACCTTTTGGATTGAAAATGCCTGCTTTGAAACAAATCAAACAACAATGGAAGATGCCATCTGCCTGGAAAATATTCCAAGAAGATGATGAAATTGAAGTTTGTGATTGCGAGGGTGATTTTGTGATGAGTTCAGTGACTCAAGACAATGTCATTGAAGCAGTCAACGAGCATCGAGAAAAGGTAAAAACAGAAGCAGTGATGAAGCTGCTTCTGGATTTATCTGATGATCACGAAGCTTAGTACTTCTTCTTAGATGTTGCTTTCTTTTTAGCAGGCGCCTTCTTTTTTGCAGGCGCCTTCTTTTTTGCAACGCTCAACTTAACGGTATCATCCGCAGTCCCAAGCTTGCCATCTGCTCCAGCACTTACTTTGGCTTCAATCATCCCGACTTTAACCTTTACGCTTTCTGGCTTATCTGCTTTCGCTTCAAGCTCACTGATGTATGCATAAAGAGTCGTAATCACGTTGTTCAAATTATATCCGTGTTGGCAAGCCTTCTTACCTACTACAACGCGCATAGCATCTACTGTTTCTTTCAAACTCATTTTAAACTCCAAATTTATAAACGTAGCCTTGCCGAAAGACCAGGCCATTCTCTCACAGAAACGGCTCCACCTGTTGCCTTTTCTATACCTATTGCAAGAGGCAAAGAAGGTGTTTTGCGACCATATTCGAGGTCTCGCAAATATCCAATGCTGATCTTCATCTCGAAACGCACCAGTTCTCCGTTCAACCATTGAACAAAAGATACTCTTGTACTTCGTCCCGGCAGGCTTTTTCTATACTCAGCGATGATCATTAGACACACCTTTGGTTGATACAATATCGAAGCGGACACTATTTGTCCATCTTTGGGTGTGGCTCCTTGACACACTTTGCAATAAAGAGTACTCTCAAATCAAGAGAGGAACAATGAACCAACAAGAGCGAGAAGCTTGGCTTGCTGAGCGTAAAAAAGGGCTTGGAGGCACCGACGTAGCATGCATTTTGCTTTCTGCATGTGATGATGAGGCTGAAAAAGTAGGTTCATTTGAAAATAGTGTTTTTAAGCTTTGGTCGGAAAAAACAGATCTTTTTGAATCTGATGATGTTGACGATGCAATTTTGATGCGTGGTCGAGTAATGGAAAAATATGTCTGTGAATTTTATGGGCTCCACCTGGGGGAAGGGTGCAAGCTTTGGGAAGAGGGATTGACATGGCATCCAACTCGGCCACGCATCTTTGGAACACCTGATCGACTTGTTGAACAAAACGGTGTCCGATTTGGTATGGATGCAAAGACCCGTAGATTCCGAAGAGGATGGGGAGAGTCTGGAACAACCGACATTCCTTTAGATGTAGAGATTCAAATGAGAACCTACATGGAGATCTTCGACGCGCCATATTGGGATATTGCGACTCTTTTTGGACTCGATGATTTTAGGGTTTACCGGATTGAAAGAGACAAAGAACTTGGATCTCAAATACTAGATGTAGCTGAGTCTTGGTGGGATAAACACGTAGAAAAACAAATACCACCAGATGTAGACAGCACAAACCTTTGCAAAACTGTTCTTGGAAAGCTGCACAAAAGAGTACAGGACATTCCTCTTCGCCAAGCAACAGTGGCCGAGAAAGACCTGTATGAAAAAATCATTGCAGTGAGAAAAGAGTTGAAGTCCATAGAAAAGAAAAAACAGGAACTTGAAAATAGACTTAGGGCTGCAATCGGCGAAGACCCAGGCATTGAAGGTATTGCAACTTGGAAACCATCAAGAAGCAGACGAGTGTTTGATAAAAACAAGTTTCGTCAAGATGAGCCAGAAATGTATGAGAAATACGTTACTGAACAAGCCGGGTCCAGACTACTAAGAATCAAAGAGGAACGACATGACGACAGCACTTAGCACCAGAGACAAAGTTACCCAACTGAATGATTATCTTGAGGGTAAGAAAAGCAGCCTTATTAAGATTGCGCCACATGGCACCGACGTTGATCGAATCATTCGTGTTGCAATGTTTGAGGCCGTGAAGAACGAAAGACTCGTACAGTGCAGCCCAGCTTCCGTTTATATGGCACTTGCTAAGGCATGCGAGTTGGACCTGGTTGCTGGTGGAGTTTTGCACCGGGCTTCTTTGGTTCCCATGTGGGACAAGAAAAGCAAAGGCTACAACGCAGAGCTGTGGATTGAGTACACAGGACTGATGGACCTTGTAAAGCGATCAGGTGAAGTCGCTCACTTCAAAGCAGAAGTTGTATACGAAAACGATGATTTCGAACACTCGTTCGATCTTGAGAAGGGCGAGGTTCTTAGACACAAAAAGTGTCACGACAATCCTGGTGACTTGCTTCTTGCTTACGCTGTATGCTTTTTCAAAGACGGTCAGCGCCAAGTAGAAGTGATGCGTAAGGATCAAATCAACAAGATTCGTAAAAGCTCTCGAAGTCCAGAATCTGGACCATGGGCACAACACACAGAAGAAATGTGGCGAAAAACTGTGATCCGTCGAATCTGCAAGTATCTACCGCTAACGCCGAAAACAACTGCTGTTCTTGAACACGATATTCAGTCTGATTTTGGCAACGTAATCGACATTGAAACAATCGATGTTGATGAAGAAGCCAACACAGACATTGATAACAATGTTATTGATGTACAATCAGCCGACTCAAAACCAAAGTCAAAACGGAGATCTAAGGTTAAAGATTTGGTTGAGAAAGCACAGGTAAATGATCTACCTGAACCTGAAGAAGATTTCACCTCGTAGGAGTATTAAACATGTCCTTGCTTGATCAAGCCGCAAAAAACCTATCGCCATACAAACTTATGCTGCAGGAAACTGCCAGCAAAAATGTTGAAGATAAGTTCATTGTTCAACCAAACCTTTTGCTCGACATTTTGAATGATGAAATGACTACTCGTTTGATCGACAAAAAACAGAAGAAGCAGTTTGCTGGTTACAGGACACGTTTGAAAACAGCAGAATGGCGACTGGCTGGCATTTTGAACTGTGTTGATGAGCCTTTGTATCGAGAGCAAATCGGAAAAACTATCGATTCAATGCTGAAGCATATCAAGCTTGTTCAGCCTAATGGTGAATGGATTGTTCTCGATTATGAATCAGACATCAGAAAAAACAAAGGTGGAGACCAAGCAATTATGCTTGCTGTAAACTTTGTTGATGTACGCAATGAAAAGGATCTCAAGTACCAAAACGGTATGCCGATCGTCGATGTGAATGTTGACGTTAGCGGATCAAACAAAGACCTTATGAAGCAATTTATTGCTGTGATGGCACAAGATAAGATTGCGGAAAAGTCTGTGGAAAAATCTGTTGAAAAAACAGAAGAAAAGTTTGATGAAGAGCCAGAAGGCTTTGTTGAGTGATAGGGCAAAGTGGGTCAACTTAACGCAAACATACCGTATATACAGGCATACATACGTCCTGAGTTTACTGGACTGAAAGAGTTGGTCGAGGGCTACATGTTTGGCGTCAAGTCGATGCTAAACAGGCCCATGCACTTTCACTTTCAAGCAAACATGGGCGCTGTGTTCTGGAACATGCCAATATCTGCGTTTGTCCACAAAGAGAAGTACGACCGTCTATCGGACGATGAAGAGACCAGGTTGCAACTGCTGGAAAGTTGGGACTGCCAAAGCAATAACATTGCTGTAACCACTTTTGCTTTTCTGCAATACCGAACAGTAGATGTGTTTTGTCGCGATAAAAAGTGGCGCAGTGGTCAGTACCTGACAACGATCGATGACTATGAAGGTGATCTCAATGAGATCAACGTGGGATATTCAAATGACCAAGACAGCAAGTGTTTTCACTTCATTATGCTGGACGACGGTAACTTCTGTATCCAACCCAACAATCTACTCAGATGGCATAACCCTGACTTTATCGTACCGTACCCCAAGGACAACCCGCCCAAGATGAACATCTTTAAGGAACAGTTGACTAGTGAGGATATTGATCGAACTTACGGAAACAGCCCGTACTACTTCTACAATCATCACGATAAGAAATAATGCCTGATCATTCTTTAGATGACATCGTTCATTCTATACAATCAGCGGTTATAGCGGCCACCGACATCGCAGAGCGCCATGAGCTTGATTCGATCATGAATCAAGAGTTCTGGCAGCAGAAGGTAGACGATGACGGTGAGCCGCTGACCGATGACGACGGAAGACACATATATGTACCACGCATGGTCGTCATGGAAATCCCAATGTGGGAAGATGGAGTTCTGGTACGAAAAAGCATACCAGTCCCGCTGCAATCGCTTACGACTGGCCAGAGCTTACGGGTGGATACGCTCGAAGTGGAGATGTCTGTTGAGATATCAGGATTGAATGCAGATCAGAAAAAAGGTCAGTTGATGGTGAGGCCATGTGCAAACAATCCTTCGTGGTTTAAAAAAGAGAGCAATGCTGCTAAACTCAAGCTGATCTTCAAGGGCAGTGAGCCTCCAGAGGGTTATGCAAGAATCGACGATCAACTAATCAAACTGCTTCCATAGGAGAGCATCATGGCAGATTCCGGCCTCGTTAAAATGTCAGACCAGTTTGGTGGTCTACCAATGGAACAACTCATTGGTGGTCCGCTCAAAGCAGCCTGTAACGCACAAACATTGCTTGCAAAGGCATCCAGCGATTTCATTAAAGATGTCGGTTTGAATGACGACGGTAAGGGCAACATGGCCGCACGGACTGTGGACTTTTCGTTCAACAAGCCCGTACAGGACGCTGCCGGAAACACAACGATGGAAAAAGTGGATCTTCAGGTTCCACTGCTCGCCATCATCAACACACCTAGCTTGTCAGTCAAAGAAGCTGAAGTACGCTTTACCATGGAAGTGAAGTCATCAACATCGAGCAAGCAAACTTCAGACAGCAAGGCCGATCTTACAGCCAAAGCTAAGTACAACGCTGGTCTGTTCTCTTGCGAAGTGACTGTTCACGGTTCTGTAGCCAACCACAGCGAAAACACCCGCAGTAGCGACAACAGCGCCAAGTACGACGTGAAGGTAGTGGCCCGTGATGATGGCCCACCTGAAGGCTTGAGTCGAGTTCTTGATATGTTCAATGATGCAATCGCACCCACTCAAGGTGCAGCGCCAGCGAAGAAAGTCTAATCATCCCCTTGACCCCCCACCCACGTCGCCTAATCCCATTTCGGGGGCTGAAATGGGCGATTCCTACCGGGTGGGGGGTTGAGTTTACATAAGTAAAGATATCAGTTAAAAAAGTTCCGATCCCACCTTTTTTGGTGTTGATTGATATTCAATCTTGGATGGTCTGAGATTGATTTTTACTCGTGGGTTCACTCCGACCCATCCAAGTGTCACGTCTTGGGTGGGTCTTTTTTATGTTAGTCATTTTTGTTCGTTGATTTCAAACAGTTCATCGATACGCTTTTTCATGCGCTTGATCTGACGCTCTACATCTTCTCCGTCAAAATCAGCAGAAATCATCGATGTTTTCTTTTCAATAGATCCAATCTTGGACTTTAGTGCGTCCACTTCAGCCTGCATCTTAGCGGTTGCTACCTTACAAGGTGGAGGCTGTTCACCCTCCATACCTTGCGACTGAGCTTCCATTTTTAGCTTCTGCATTTCCTGTTCGTGTTTTTGCTCTGCACGCTCACGATAAAAGCTCCACGCTTTTGAACCACCTGCTACAGCCATACCGGTAAGAGCGATAGCAACCATTGGTGCGTAGTCACCGCCCAAAGATTTGGCGGCATCTGCGGCTGCTGTGATGTCTTGAGATACACCAACCATCTCAGATAGTTCTGGAGGGTCAGGGCCGGGATCAAAGTTTTCAATATCGGCAGGCTCCGGTTTTGAAGTTGAGTCCGGTTTCGGCGTTTCTTCCGTTGATGACATAGTTTTGTCCTTACTTTTCGCGATCTAAAATTCTGTCCAACTTAGATACAATGTCATTGTGTACTTTAGTTCGAGTAATCAAAAAGTCCTTTGATTGACTGTCTGCTGTGTCTCTGTATTCTTGGATGACTCGATCGTAACGCTCACGCATTTTCTCAGATCGTAGATCGTATTCCTTACGGATCTCATCAAGTTGTTCTTGAAACCCCTCAACAAGCTTGTCCAACCTTTTCTGCATTGTCATGAACTGATACACAAGAAACGCCGCGAAGAGTCCTAAATGACCACCTCCGAGCAGTGTATCAATGAGGGGCTGCATCAAAACTCCGGTTCGTCAATCAGAGTATAAGTAAAAGAGTTGCCCCACTTTTGTCTAGCCGCGTAACAAATACTCATAAACTCTTCGAAGTCTTTGCTGTGACTGAATACTTGGCAACCAGCAGACCACTTGTCTACTTGCGTAGACGCTGATCCAGCTTTGTGGATATTGATGCCATAATAGCCTTCAGTAATAGACTGTACATCAAGATCAACAATGTCGTCTTTATTGCTGTCTCGGTAAGTTTTGACCGTACCGTTCCTTTGGCAGAGCGCATCATACTTTCCCTGGTGCTTGTCAATCTTCCAAACAGATCGATATTGACCAGGTACTAGAATAGCAGTTCCTTCTACGCGAGTGGGATTTTCGAGCCAGTAACTACCAGGCTCAGTGGTGCATTCCCAGGTACGGGTAATCCAGCCTTGTTCGTCTTTGAACACCACACACATGCGATCATCAAAACGATTTGCTTGGTGATTGCGGCTACGAATGCCAATAATGTTCAGGTTGTATTCACCTGACTCAAAAACGGTATGGCCAAGAGATGCCACATAATCAAGAAGAAATGGTCGCATATTATGAGTTACAGTTGGCGTTGGTTGCTTGGCAGATTTGAGCGATATTGATGGCTTGCTGTTGTTGGTTTTCCAGCATTTTTTGAACAATCTCTTCCATCTTGTCCAAACGTTGCTCAATGCCTTCAATCTTAACGTCCACAACTTCTTGCTTTCCAACGCTCACGGCCTTTTTATTTTCAAGGGCACCCACACGGCTGCTCAATTCATCTACATCCTGAGCCGCAGACTCAAAAGAAGCAAAAGAGATACCTGCCGCAAAAACGAGAGTCAAACCTGGTATGATCATATCTTTGATATCCATGAGATCTCCCGTTACTCAATGTCAGTACAACTATAAGACCCGAGTAGCTTATCCGTCAACTTAGACGGCTCACATCGTTGCTTATCTGTTTCACCAGTACGAATGCACAATGCCCACATACACTGCAATGACATGGGGTCTCCACCAACATCCTTAATACAAGGTGGTGGCATGTCAGTGAGTTTATCTGCAATAGAAGCTTCACGCTCTGCATCAGTAATTGCAACTTGCTGAACTTGAGAAACAAGCTCTTGATTGCCACTATTTAGCTCTTTAATCGCCTCAGTTTGCGCCTCAATCGCTTTTACACCAGCATCAGGCTTCAGGCCCCAGCCAGCACCAAATCCGACGCTCAATGACGCTATAACGGCTATTACTGTTAAGCTGACTGGTTCCATATTAAAAATTCCACTCATTTTTATGATGCAATTATCTTAACAATAACTGAGCTTGTTGGGTCTGCTTGGCTACCCACAACTGCACCTGTAACACACCACATAGACAATCCAGTACTAAATGCAGCACCACCCGGTATTGAGTAGGTAATCTTTTTGTACGCTGGGGCCTTAAAAGTAAAGTGTGGTGTTCCTACTCCATTTTCAGTTGTTGTAGACGGTGTAGCCGTAGCATTGTCACGAATCTTCAAATAAACAGGTGTTGAATTCGCCTCATTGTTGATTTGAATCATAAAAATGCTGCCAGCACCGCCAGTTATATTCGTGGTGGCTCCAGAAGAACCCGTACAAGATCGATCAAGAACGTACTTACCACCAAGCTCTGTAATCGATGATGTAGATGTTGCTGTTGACATTTTTACCTCAAGAACAAACGATCTTTACATCGACTGTTGCACCATTATTTGCTGTCAATGCAGTATTATCAATAGGGTTCTGATTCAACGTACAAGCAAAGCTGATGTTCGTAAAAGGGAAGCCATCTGGAATGTTGTAAACAGTAGTCGTATTGGCATCGACTCGTAAAACCAAAGTGGCAACAGATGAACCCATAATGACTTTTGAAAGGTCAAAAAACTTAAAGTAGGCAGCACTGCTCGTTGAGTTAGTCAGAGAGATTGAGTAAATCGATCCAGGCTCAGAAGTTACGTTAACGATCGCTGTATTATTACAAACTGTTTCACGGACTATCTTATAGTCAAACGCATCTTCAAATTTTGTAATCGACGTGGCCATTTACTACTTCATTTTTGGCATGGTTGTTTGTGGTCCAGAACCAACACTAACAGAACCACCACCACTTTTCTTCAAATCTGGAATAGTTGCGTCTGGAAGTTGTTGACGACTTCCACCAGGCTTCATCCCTGTGGTTGGCTTGGCTGCTTCAATTTTAACAGTTTTAAGCATCAAAACAGCTTTTTGAGCACTCGAAAGGTTTTTACCACCTTCAGTCGAATTAATCATAGCGAGCTTTTGTTCTTGTTCAGGCGTCAATCCAGCCATTTTGATATCCTATTCTTCAGATGTTGAGGTTACAGATTTCTTTTCGGCTGCATCTACATATCCCTGACCAAAAATGTAAGAAACAATTACAGCCGCAGAAAGCTGCAAGGCTTCTCCAAGTTCAATGTCTTGACCAATGTAGGCAAGGATCGGAGGAAACAACGCCCCACAAAAAGCCGCAATAAACTTACGAGATGAGAGTTTAGTTTTTAAAGTATCCATGATGTCTCCTTAAATTTATTAGAATGGACCCAAAGCATCACAACAGATGCCTTGCAAGTCTCGACTGACCCCATCAACGTTATCGACAATTTGTGTCCAAGATTGACCGTTATTTAGACTGCGCCAGATATCGCCTTTTTCGCATGACATGAGCCACACACCATTCCCGTCTGTCTCAATATCCTCACACTCTTGGCCACTGATCATTCCAAGGTCTACCATGCTGACATTCGAAAGGGTTTTACCGCTCACGTCGAAGTAACTCACATGCTCGTCGCTTTGCGTGCAATGGACAACACGACCACCAGCAGACGCGATTGCGATATTTCGACCCGTTGTTCCGGTTACGTTTTGCGTGTCGGCATGCATATCGTACTCGTCGCCCCAATCGGTAACATCCGAATCAGCGCAAGAACGCGCGCGAATTTCGCCGCCTCGGCCATAAACCAAAACGAAAGAATTATTTGTGTATGTTAGTGCCCTGCCCACTCCGGGGGGATTGTTTCCTGCGAACGGCTCGATACTCGTCCAGCTGACGCCGTAATTCGTGGAATAGTAAATTCGATCGTTTTGCGCCATCATGACAGTACCATTTCCAAACGTCATAGCCTGGATCCCTTCACCGCTTCCGCTATCGTGACCCGCTAAACCGCTGATATCTACGCCTGACCATGTCGAAGCACCATCGGTTGATCTGTATACCTTGTCGCCCGTTTGACGACCGACAGATAACCAAACGCCCGATGTGGACCCATCATTGCACCAAATGATACGGAACTGGTCAAGGTCACCCTCAGACCCAAGATCGATATTGGTCCAGTCAGCGGTGCTGGTAACATCTGTACCACTTCGCTGTAGTTCAGCAGCCGTAGAGTCGCGGCTCAAAACATAAATGATATTACCGCTTCCATCCTTGCCTGCACAAATGTCAAAGCATTGAGGTGCGCCTGTGCCCGGTGTATTGTCGTATATCGTCCAGCTTGTAAGATCCGACGCAGCCGCGTGACCGACTCGCCCGTTTTTTGTTCCAATTACCCAACGAGTCGCACCGGAAGCAGGCACCTCTATACCGTCACACTTAGAAATATCCGCAATAGCAGCACCGTCAATCTTGACGATATCCGCTGCGGCTACTCCGTTGTATTTAGAGTAAGACATTACAACTCAACGTGGTTGTTGGATGGGTTGAAGTAAATAAGCACATCACTACTGTGATCATCGATTGCATGGCCCACGATTCTCACAAAGTCACCGGCAGCAGAAGGCCGAGTAAAAGTGATATGACCGGCTGTAGTGCTGACATACAATGGGAGTCCATCTACTGCACCGCTTCCTGGTGTGCCTTCTATTTCAGTTGATGGAATACGAATGAAGCCTTCCATAAGGCAACCGGCTGTCCGAGCGTTACCCAAACCAATACCAAGAAGTTGAGTAGCACCAGTTGCTACAGCATCAGCATCTGTTTCGTCCCAAGTTCCATCTGTGTGCAAGAAGTAAAGCCGACCAACAGTCAGGGTATCATCAGCACCAGGGCTGTAGCGCATGACACGCCCGCCACCCTCCCCACTGGCAAGTTGGTTTTCAAAAGTAACTGTGTTGTAGTTGTTAACAACATTAATTGCGGTCATTGGTGTTGTGTCGAAAACACCAAACTTACCGCTTGTGTTTGTCACTGATTGAACGCCAGCACCAAGAGTAACGTTGACTTGGCCATCAGTTGCGTGTTCACCTTCGATAACCAAGCCAGCAGTAAGTGCTGTTGTTGTGCCATCACTTTCTGCCACGAAAAACGAAAGCTTACCGGCCTCATCTGAGTCGTCTGCTTCGGATACTTCAGCGACAATCTTCGCAAACGAGGTTTGTGTTTGAGCTGCATCATCACCGATAAACTCAATCACGCCAATGTCATCACCGTCCGCACCAGCAGCGCCCTTATCTTTGACAAACTGAAGTCTTGCGCCATTTGCATCATTTGTGGTGTTCTTGATGATTACCAGCGGATCTTCTGAGTTAGCCGATGTAAACGTCACCGTGTCTTGAGTGATGGTTCCCAAAGAGGTAATCACGCCACCGGTCAAAAGATTTGTTCCATCAACTGTGATTGCATCGGCTTCAAGGGTTCCGTCAATATCTGCGTCACCGCTAATGTCCAACTCAGTAGCAACAACTTTATTGTTGAACGTCGCCGCACCAGCCTCGGACATGTCAAGAGTTAGGGCTGTGATTACACCGCCACCATCGTCACCCTTAAAGATAATGTCTTTGTCTTGTGTGCCATTCTCAATGGTAATGTCACCAGCGTTTCCATGGTCAATCTTGAGTTTTGTACTACCATCTTTTTTGAGTCGCCATTTACCTTCAGCACTGTCAAGGACAATGTCACCGTCAATATCAAGTGTGAGGTCAGCGGCTGCGGCGTCGTCGTCAACGGTAGTTATTGTAGTTGCGCCATGAGTGCCTACCGCGATTGTACACAGGTCGCCTGTGTCGGTGCTGTCAGTAATCGTTAGCGTCGATGCGTTCGCGTTAATCTGGTCTACTTGCAAAGCAGTTAGCGTGCCAACGCTTGTGATGTTTGCCTGTGCCGCTGTGGTCAATGTTCCTGCTAGTTGTGTCGCAGTTAAACGCCCTGAGCTTGGGTTGTAGGTAAGGTTACCGTCCATCTCCAAGCCAACGTTACCCGTGCTCGAAGTTGCACCTTCCACAAATGTGATCAGGTTTTCTTCATCTGTACTTTCATTGTCGGTAACCAATACATGCGATGAGTTTACAGCGTCCGTAGCGTTTGTGACTGTAACGCCAGCAATAACAGTGTTGAGTGCTGTACCTCCAACTGTAATTGCGTCTGCCTCTAGCGTACCATCAATGTCGGCGTCACCACTAATGTCAAGCGATGAGGCTTCGATCTCACCACTAGTCTTAAATGTTACGCCATCACTTCCACCAACCTCAAAAATGATCTGGTTGTCTGTTCCGAACTTGATTCGGTTGTCAGCATCGCGACCAATTTCAAGGCTACTGTTTACAACTGATGTGATGCCTGTCTGTGCGGCATCCACAGTAAATGTAAGATCGAAAGGGTCTGCGTCAGTACCATCAGAAACATCTGTAAAGTTGGTTGTAATACCAGAACCAATGAACTTTACTTCTTTACCATTGGATACTGTGACTTCGGTGCCGTCGTCGTCCTCCAGAATCCAGTTATCCATGTTTCCGGAACCAGACGTTTGAGAGTCAACATAAGCCTTGATGCTTTGTTGGGTTGCCAGTGCAGTCGCACTGTTGCTGGTCATGTTGTCTTCGTCGTTGATTGCGGTGACTGTAGCACCGCTAGCAAGCGTTAGGCTGGTGTTGGCTGTTATACCTCCACCATCTGCAATCGTGATGGCGTCATCGCCATCGGTAAAGGAAACCTTAGCTGTTTTGATTTCACCAGTCGTTGAAATGTCACATGAAGCAGTAATCGCTGCAGCTTGAAAAGCAGCGTCTGTTACCGAAAGATCGCCCGTACTTGCGCCCGTAGCCGTCGTAGTACCAACAACAAAGGTATCTGTGCTCTCATCCCAAATGATTGCTGCGTTGTTGCTCGATCCACGCTCAATAATAATCCCGGCATCACCAGATGGTGTGCCACTTGTGCCATTTGCCAACTCGAGCAATTTATCGGACACAACAGTATTCGTAGTCGAAACCGTTGTCGTGGTTCCATTTACAGTCAAATCACCAGTGACGGTAAGGTTTTCTCCAACAAACAACTTTTTAGCGATACTGGCACCACCCTCTACACGAAGAGCGCCTGTGTCACCAGTTGCGTCAGATGAGTCTGTTGTATCAGTTACATCGATGACACCGTTAAAAGTAGACTTTTTGTTACTGTCTATTTTCAAAACGTTGGTTTGAGAGTTGTTAGCGTCAGTTGTGTAAAAATACAACGCACAGCCGTTTTCAACGTTTGTCCATGCAGCATCAGTCAAGGCTTCGAT